CTGATCCCCCCGAGTGCCGCCGCAATCTCGCGATGCGACAGCCCTTGCGCGTACAGGTCGCGGAATTGTGCGGTGCGTTTCTCGGTCCAGGTGGTCATGCTCCTGCCTCGAATTTCCCGGTTTCACTTCCCCACGCTGTCCATCCTGGGCGATTTTGGCGCGAAAACAGATCGAGGTAGGGGCCGTCAAACAGCACCTCGATGTCCACATAAATCTGATCGGGTTTGTGCGAGTGCTCGCGGATCGGCGACCAGATCAGATTACGCACGGATCGTGATTGGATCGCGGGCTTGCCGATCGTGCCGACCAGATAGAATTCGGCCGCCGAGCGGAAAACGTAGCCAGTCCCAAACGCTATCTTATCGCCCGACTTTGATTCCTTGGCCCAGGCGCCAGCACTCTTGAACGTAAACCCCCATGCCTGCATGACTTCCAGGGCTTGTGGCAGCATCGGCGCGGTAGCCCACATGATGAGCGCAGAATCGGACTTGGCGAGATTGGCGACCGGCAGCGCTTTGATTGCTGGCAAGTCCATGCAATCGTATTGCGCAACTGAGTTCTTGACTTCGCCCTTTGCCGAATAGTTGAAGAATCGCCACGGCGGATCGGCAAGTATCACACCGAAGTGAAAGAGCGGCAGGTCTGCGAAGGGGTCGCTCATGCTGCTGGCCCGTGCAGCGTGCGCAGCACAACCCTGCAACCCTTCGGTGCCCGCTCCGGCTCGACCCAGTACCAGCTCCCGCGGCGGCAATCGCTGTCGTTGCGCACGACGTCGCGGGATTGCAGCCAGTCCAGCGCGGCCTTGATCCGGTTGTCGCCGTCGCCGCGGTGCTCGGTGCTCAGCAATAGTTCGAACTCGAATGGACCTTGAATTTTTCGCCTGGGATATTGCTTGGCGGCCATGATGGACACGTCAGTTTCCGCGAGCCACTGTTGATATTTCTTGGATTTGTAGGTATGGCCGCGCCCGTTGCGCCAAAGCTGGTTTGTGGACGGCGGCATGGGCAGGTCCAGCACGATCTCGATGCTGTCCGCCGGCAGGGCAAACGGCCTATCCGGCCCGCTGCTGCGGCATGACGGCGCGCAGCTCATGCAACCCGGATTGCAGGCGCATTGCGTATGACGCGGCCAGCTCGGGCCGCTGACATCCTGGATGTCGTCGGCGGTGAATGGCGGACGGTTTGTGCCGTGCATCATTCGGCGGCCTCGACCGTCTTCACGAACTTGTCGAGGGGAATGCCGGTCTTTTCGCTGAGCTTGGCTGCTTGCGCGAGCGAAGGTGAGCGGGAGCCGGTTTCATAGCGTGAAAGGGTGGGTTCGGTCAGGGCGAGCAGCTCGGCAGCGGCACCCTGGCTGAGGCCGAGGTTCTGCCGCCAGATCTTCAACGGGTGTGGGTTATCCATTCATTATGGTTACCATAAAGGAAACTATAGCGCAAGGGGTCGGTTTCCTCTGTGGTAGACGATTTTTAATCCCCGGCGGGTTACCATTTTGGTATGCCGCCCCGCATCGGTCCCAGGAAGCCTGTCCGCGTCTACCTCATGCTGTGGCGCAAGAAGGTCGGGATTACCCAAGAGGTGCTCGGGAACCGCATAAAACCCGCTGTGGACAAGGCTACGGTAAGCCGGTGGGAGAGCGCCAAGCCCGGTAAGCTCACCTTGGGCGTAATTGCGGCTTATGCAGAGGCATTGGACCGCAAGGTCTACGAGATGTACTGGATGCCCCACCAGACCCCCAGTCTCGATGCGCTGGCCGCCGATCTTGACCCTGATTTGCGCCAGCGGGCCGCAGATGTGATCGAATCGCTCAAGGGCCGCAAAGCCGTCTAGGCTATCATCCCCAAAAATAGTTTCCGATACGGCAACTTTGCGCTTGCATTTGGTTTCCTTTATGGTAACCATAATCTCATGACCGCACGCATCCTCATCGTTCTCCTCGCCGTTGCCCTGGTCGACCAGCTTGCTGCCCCGCGGCCGGCACGATCAGCAGTACCCCAGGCAACCCATCATTTCTATTGCGCCTGCGATGTCATCTGGCAGCGGTGCGCGCTGTCATGACCGCCCCGCACAAATCCCCCGGCGCCGGTAGCGAGCCGCAGCTTGAGCCGGTCGTACATGACCATCGGGTGCGGTTCCAGAAAGCCGGATGGTTCACATTCGCCTACTGCGCTTGCGGCTGGATCGACTGTGATTCGGACGTGGGCATGCTGACCATCAAGGCCGCGTGTCACGATATCGGACGGAGTGCGGTATGAAAAACCTCGATGCGAAAGCCGTGCAGGACGAAATCACGACGCTACTGCTGGTCTACCCTGAACTTCTCGAAGATGAAGTGTTGCGCGAGGACATGATCGAAGGTCAGACCAGCACCTTTGAATTTCTGTCCGGCATCCTTAACAAGATTGATTATGTGGACGCATTAGCTGCCGGAGCAGCTAAAAAAATTGAGGAATTGAAGGAAAGAAAAGCAAGGTTAGAGCGGAGCGAATACGCATTGCGTTCACTCATCCAGAAAATTATGAATATCGCCGATTTACGCAAAGTCGTGCTCGCCGAGGCGACCATTAGCATCAGCGCCGGACAGCAAAAAGTCATAGGCGAAGGAGTCGATGGATTGCCGGACGAATGTGTGAGGATCAAAAAAGAACCTGACAGGATGAAAATCAAGACGCTCCTACTCGCAAAGGAAACCGTACCTGGCTACGTGCTTTCCAATGCTGAACCTGTACTTCGCATTCTAGTCAAATAGAGGAACAAAGATGAACATTGATGAAGCCTATCCTACGAAATATCTAGCTGCTGTCGATGTTGCCGAGCAGCCGCGCAAGATGGCCATGGACAGAGTGGAGATCGAGGAAGTCGGCCGGCAGCGCGACGAAAAACCTGTTTTATATTTCAAAGGCGAGAGCAGGGGATTAGTCCTGAACAAGACCAACAAAAATGTCATTGCCAAAGCATACGGCAAGGAAACCGACGGTTGGACAGGAAAGGAAATAGTTCTTTTTCATGCCATGGTGGATTTTGGCGGCGAGATGGTGGAGTCAATCCGCGTCCGCTTGCCAAGGACCGCACCTGCACCAAAGCCGGCACCTCAAACGCACGATGAACTCGATCCGCCACTGGATGATCAGATTCCTTGGTGACCGAAGACGAAAAGCAACAGCAGCTCGCCAGCATTGCTGAACGTGCGGCGATAGCAGAACGCAACGGTCTCATGCACACGGCAAAGTCATGGCGCGACCTGTACACGATCGTTCTGATGCGGCCGGCGGGAGAGATAGTTTTTGCCAGTCGCCTCATGGACAAACCGGACAATCCAATATGATGCGGCAATACCGCCGCATCAACCCAGAGGAGGGCACCAGACGGGCGCGAGCAACGCGCGACGAATGTCGAGTGAGGCACACAACCACAGCCCATCACTCGGGCAACGTAGGCACGAAGGGGCCGCGCAAATGCGGCCTACTCCTTCTCATGATTGATGAGTAGGGCTTGATGAATGTTTTGGACCTCTTCTCAGGGATTGGCGGCTTCTCACTCGGTCTTGAGCGAGCCGGAATGCGAACCGTCGCCTTCTGTGAGATCGAGCCCTATTGCCAAGCCGTGCTCCGAAAGCACTGGCCAGACGTTCCTGTTTTCGGAGATGTGCGAGAGCTTACCGCAAAGACAATTTCCAACTCCGAGGGCATCGGACGCGAACATGGCGGCGATGACGCGAGTCAAAGCGGGGATAGGTGGGACGCATCAACTACGCGAACGAGTGTTAATGTCATCTGCGGCGGCTTCCCCTGCCAGGACATCAGCGTCGCAGGAAAGGGCGCGGGCATTGAAGGCTCTCGCTCGGGACTATGGAGCGAGTACGCCCGAATTGTTGGCGAAGTACGACCCCGCTACGTCATCGTGGAGAACGTCGCAGCTTTGCTTGGACGGGGACTTGGCCGAGTTCTCGGAGACCTGGCCGCGCTCGGGTACGATGCGGAATGGCATTGCATACCAGCTTCCGCCGTTGGTGCCCCTCACCGACGGGATAGGGTCTGGATTGTGGCCCACGCCGCGAGCGGAATACGACAGCGGCAAACATCGGGGACAGCCAGATACGCTGCACTCGGCCGTGAAGATGTGGCCGACACCAGACGCGAATTGTTGGAAGGGCGGCTCAAACAATCAACGCAAGGGTCAACTCAATGGCTCACTGAACCCGACGTGGGTCGAGTGGCTCATGGGGTTTCCGCTCGGGTGGACCGCCTTAGAGCACTCGGCAACGCCATCGTTCCGCAGATCGCGGAAATCATCGGCCGAGCAATCATGAGTGCTAACCCGTGAGACCATGCCTCAAGAAGCAGACGCGATGCGTGATCATCCGTGCGGACGGTCGCCGATATGAGGCGATAAATGAATGCGCGGTCGATGGCCTGACCGTGTGCCCGCGCGTTACCGCTGGCTGCCAAACAGGCACCGGCTACGAGCTGTGCGGATCAACGCACGCGGAGGCAAACGTCGCGAAGCTGGCCCGCGAAAGCATGGACCTCGCAGGCGAGGCTTATCTGATCGGGCACACGTGGATATGCAAGGAGTGCCAAGACGCGCTGCGATCAGTGAACGTCCACACGTTCCATATCGAGCAGCCGATTCCAGTTGCGTAATGGCGCAGGAACAAAAATGACCCCCAAGGCTACCACGTCATGACCGAAACGCGCCTGCTCTCGCGCCCCGAGGTTTTGCGGATGGTGGGGATCAGCTATCCGACGATATGGCGCATGATGCGCCTGGGTAGGTTTCCGCTTCCTCGCCGCATAGGGCCGTGGGAGAACTCGCCGATACGGTGGGACAGCGGCGAAGTGCAGGCTTGGATCGATGCTCTTCCGAGACAGGAATATAGGTCCGTATCATGACGGATTTGATAGACCCCGTGCGAGGCGAGATTGCCGAGCTGGTCGGCATAGTTATTGCCAATCTTGGCTATCCGGTTGGCATGGGGATCGCGCCCAATCCCGAAACGATGACGCGCCTCGCCGAAGAGATACTAAAAATGCTAGAGGAACAGGGTCGGCTAAGGCCCAGCTAATGATGCGTGCGAAATTGGCTGAAACGGGTGTTAATGGGGTTTAACCAATAAATTGGGGATTCCCAATGGGTTCCGGCGATTAGCCCAATGTTTTCAAGGGCCGTTCTTTTAACTACTACTTACTGGCTATATCCATCCAAGATATTGTTTTCTATAGCATAATGCGACAGTGGCGGTGGTCCTGGCTAATTGACAGCTAATTGAGGGAGCGGAAAAATGAGCGACATCGTGGAGCGGCTGCGGGCAGAACGTCCGGCATTTTACGAAAGCGTAATGAGGGAAGCCGCCGCCGAGATCGAGCGGCTGCGGGCGGTGCTTAAAAGTGCCCCGCGACCAACACCAGAGCATGCGTGGTTATTGAAATATGTCGATTGGTGGGAGAAGAATCAGGCGAGGACAGGATGAGCGGACACACTACATGGAACGGCTTCCCGCATGACGGCCCGATAGAGGCATGTGAATGGTGCAACCCACGCTTACGAATTAGCCAACGCTGGTATGATTATTTTCGGGGCATATGGCGGGCGTTCGGCCGCTAGCCACGTTGATGCGAGGACAGGATGAACGACATCGTGGAGCAGGCGCGTAAGGTAGTCGAGCTACACGGCGACACCTATTCCTCATACGAGGTTGTCGGATTGTTGGGACAGCTCGTCGCCGAGATCGAGCGGCTGCAACAGCTGTATCGAGATGCGATCGCTGATCTTAACCAGCAAATTGAAGATAAACAATTTTTGGCCGGAGAGATCGAGCGGCTGCGGGCGGGCGTTCTCTGGCATTGTGAAGCCTGTGGGACGTTGACGCATGACGACAATTGCGACTGTACAAGAACGGGGACCGGAACGCAGCAGCTGGTTCGGTTCGATCCAAAGCCAATGAGCGACGAGATCGAACAGTTGCGAGCTGACTTGAACGAGGCAGCGGCGACTCACGATTTGATGCAGTACGAGATCATGCTGCTGCGGGCACTCCTAAAACGGCACGATAATTGTTGGCGCTTGCTTCACAAACGACAATACCGCGGCGAACTGCACGACGATACTCGCGCCGCCCTCGGTGATGCCCCTAAATATGATGCAAATTTTCATCCCGAAGGTTGGGATGAGGTTGACGGGAACGATTAACAACAAAAAGCCCGGCGCATCGCTGCGGCCGGGCCAGTTGGCGCCTGGATGTTATTTCGGGCAGGATTTTACCAGTGCCGTGTCAAAATCATAGTGATCAGCACCGCAGCAGAAATTAAAATGGTTATCCCGACTGAGACCACATTCCAAACAATAGTATTGCCCTCAGTATGTCCCTTGATGGTTCCTCGGCTCAATTCCAAATCTTTAATAGCCTTGGTCATGTCGGCGATCGCCGTAGTGACTGCCGGGTCTGACACGCTGGTCTTTCCGCCCTGCTCCCAACGGAACCGCTCCAAGTCGGCAATGCGTGGAGTAAGTGCGCTCGTTAAGGCACCGATCTGTTGAGTGAACGAGGTCGTTAATGTCGTAAGTTGGTTGGTGAATGACGTATTGAGCACGCCGATTTGACTTGATAGCGCGCCGGTTTCCTTGACCAACTGACCCGCCAATTGATCCGATGTCGTCTTGACGTTAACGCGCAAATCTTCGGCGATGCGCTGATCATAGGCCAAGCGAAGTGCTGCTAGATCATCAATACGGCGCTGTTCCGCGTTGTCTAACGCTTTCTGCTTTGAATCGACAGCATCACGCATTGCATCCTGATACTTGGACTCAGCCTTGACCAGATCGAGAACATTTTTCGTCGGGTCAACGACGGGGCCACCGTAGATGTCCACTCCTGTCCCGGCAGCAGACGGGCTTACGCCATTCTTGTCACTTCTAGCCTTAGCCATAGCTACTCACAGCCCCGGCCAAATTTTGACGCTCGTCTGCGTCAGTATCCACGCGACGATCAGCACGGCAATAAGGAACGTGGCTGCCGTGCCCCATGCAAACGGCTTTTGCCGTCTATAGTGGCGGCGCATCATCGCATCGAGTGGAGGCTCATCCCGCCAATAGATCCGCCGGCCAGGATGGTCAGGATCGCAATGACGACGAGGATGAGCACAATCAGCCATATTGCCTGCACGACACGCTCGGGGATGGCTATCCCCAGCACTTGCTGGACGACATAAAGCGCAAACCAGATGACCGCGCACAGAACCACGACTCCCACGAGCAGCCACAGAACCGATATTGCCATTCCTATCATGGCCGTTTCTCCTGCTATTTTGGCGCGACTGGATGTGACCGCAGCTTGTTCACGGCAGCCAGAACGACGGCTGCAGCGTCATGATACTGCTGGACGCTGAGTGCGGTTTCTTGGTCGATTGCCTTAAGGGCGATATGCAGAGCATTAATGCCGGCGACAACTTGCCCAGCCGGCGTGCGGTCAGGACTGCCATCGGCGGCACGGATGATGTCGATTGAGCCCTCGTGCCATGTCTTCGCGGGGGCGAAGCGGGCCTTCCAGCTCTGCCCTTCGGCATAGGTCTCAAGTGCTGCCGCGCCCGCGGCTATCTCGCTATTGGTCATGATGGTTCCCCCTATGGCTTAGCCGCGGCTGGCGGAGCAGCCGGAACGGGCGCTGGTGCCGGCGCAGGCAGCGGGACGACTGCCGCAAGGGCCGTATTGATGTTTGCGCCGGCAAACTTCGATACCAGAACCGAGAGGCCGGCATATTCGGCATCGGCAAGGAAGCCGGTCGTAGGCACGCCGAGCTTAGTCTGCAGCATTGCTACGGCGGCGCTCGTCTTTGGCCCCCACGCACCGTCCACGACCAGAATAGGTTTGATGGTGATGTAGCCGGTGGAGCTGAGGAAATTCAACGTCTCTTGCACATAGGCGGTATTGTCGGGGTGGGCGTGAATGAGGGCCGCAGCCGCAGCGTGCAGCTCGGGATCCAGTTTGGGAAACATCGCGCTGCCGATATCGGCCAACGTGGCAGCAACAGGTGTTCCGTGTACGACCGCCGCTACCTTGGCAAGCCCGTTCCCGGATGAGCGGGTCCAGGCAGATACGATCTGCGGTATAAGCTGTACCAGGGCCGGCACGAACGAAGCAACAAGGGCTATCCAGTTCATCTGAGTGCCTTTCGTAGTTCGGTTCGGATCATTCTGTCATTGACTGTCAGCAGCGTCGTAGCGACTTGAAGAAAAACGCTGTAGAGGTCGTTCTTATCTTCGCCAGCATCCAGCATAGCGAGAGCCAATTCGGCCGCCTCGGTGCGAGCTGTCGCGTAGGTCATTGGCTCATGTCTTGTGCTCCGCATCGCGCTCGGCCAGCGCATGCTCGACAGCGATCTCGGCAGCGGGCGGCGCGGCAACGTCAGCGGCCGGTGGAGCGGCTTGTGCAGCGGCGGCAGGAGCGGCAGCAATTGCAGCGGCCGTAACGGCGGCGGGAGTGCCGCCTGATCCCGTACCGCTCCCAACAACCTTGTTGACCAGCGTATTCATCGTCGCATCGCGCGCGTCGTCCTTGGCAACAGAGCCTTTCGAGCTGCCGAAAAAGTACCCGCCAACGCCCGCAGCGAGTGTTCCGAAGCCTCCAATCAGAGTGAAGATGGTCGAGGCAACCTCCTGCGGCGGCGGATGAAAGATCACCAGGACAATGAGGCCAAGGGTGCCAAATACTATGCAGAAGGCGAGAGCCGCCTGCGTGTCGGGGAACCGACCACTCGCTGGTAACGGTGGCGTCGGGCCGTCTTGGGTTTGATCGGTCACGGCTCACCGGATGTTAGGACAGGTGCTGTTGGCTTATCAGATGCAGCAGCAATGACCCGTTTCATCTCGGCGAGAAACATTGCCTGTGCTGCCTCAGTTTCGCCGGGATGGAAGTCGTACCGTTTGCTCGTGTATAGGTTGGTACGGGAATTGCCGGGCGCCCTGACCCACTCGTAGGCACCAAGGCCGAAAGTCATAGCCCAATTCGGGTTCCACACTTCATGCGCAAACAACACATTGTGCGGTATCCCGACCTGAGCTCCGTCGAGCGACGCCTGGAAACCCCACATGCCGTGTATGACTACGCGAGGGGCGTAGACGGCCACGACAGGACAATTGTTTGCCCCGAGTGAAGAACCCCACACCAGATGGACGGCGTTAGGCGCGGCGTTGAAGTCGGCGGCGATCTGATTGACTTCATAGTGCTCATAAGGGGACCGCCCGATGTCGACGCCGAGCGCCGCCACCTTGGCGCAGAATTCCCGCTCGCCAGGGTCCGTTACCGGACCCCACATCCCGTACATGCCGCGTCCTAGGATTGGGCCGGTCATGACCCCCTTACCCTGTTCTCTACGCTGTAGCTCGCTCCCCACGGAGCGATCAGCGACAGTTTCCTGCAAGCGGCATCAGCCTCGTCCTTACCCGCGTATCTGCCGACGACATAATCGTCGTACATCATCAAAAATCTCTTGTGCATCACCACGACGTATTCGGTTCCTGGCGGCGTTACCGGCGCGGGGCTTGTGGGATTGATCATAGTCCCGGTTCTCCTTATCTCCTTGTCGTCCAATAACTTCCGCTGAAGCGCGTCACCATCCCCGACATGCGCTCCCTGGAAAGCGCACGGACGTAGCACCTGCTCCATTGCCCGCAGCCGTAGTGTGGCGTTTGCCAATGCTGAAATATTCTTGATTCAGCATCGGCGGAGGTGGTCCAGAGCGGCAGCAGCACGATGGCGATGGTGCGGCTGATCATGCTGTGCTCTCGCGAACGAACTGCACGCTCGGGTCGAGCTTGGCGATCTGCTGTAGCAGCGGTGCGCATCCCGGCTGCGGATCCCATGCATGCGGATCAAAGACATGATCGCGGATGTATTTGCCGGGAATCTGGATGTTTGTTCCTCCGAAAATATAAGGCGACGGGTGCATCCCGTAGCCCCAACCATTGAAGCCCGTGATCCAGAAGAGCATTTTCTCTAACCGCCAGTCGATAACCGTCAGAAGATCATCGATCTTGAGCGCGTCGAGGGCACCATCAAGGAAGGCATGCGGCCCAGTGAACGGCCCGCGACCCACCGGGACTATGGTTGTCCGCCGAGAAAGAACCTGGCCATTGCCGAGATAGGTATCGAAGCGCGGGTGACCGGCACTGTCTTGTATAGACTCGCGCCAGTGGATCACCGCCAGCATCGGCCATGGCACCTTGTTTGGCGTGGCCTCCTGTATTTCCAGATAGGCCGCCTTGTGGCTGACTGAATACTCCGCTTCTAATGCGAACTCGCGGACGCGCTCCGGCTTGATGACCATCGCGTCCCACCACTTTGCGTACAGAGGCCAGATTGCAGAGTAGCGCATCTAGCCTCCTGCGCCGGGCATGAAGCACCGGATGGTAGTGTCGGTTATCTGATTGCCGTGCCAGTCCGGGATTTCCCATAACAGCGCGGACCCATCCAAGTTTGGCCCTTCCACTACTGCGCTTGCTGGAACGTCTCGCCACTTGTTGTGCAGGAACACCCGGTAATGACAGAGCTTCTCGCCGAAGTTGTTCTGCTCACAAGTGGTGTCCCACTCAAAGTCCGCGATGTGCGTGGCCTCTTTGCCGTCGCAGCACACTTCCTTGCTGCTATGGAGAGACTCGTACCACTTCTGTTTTTCCGGGTGCCTGTAGTCGTGGGCTCCCGCCGAGCAGGAATAGACAGCAAATCCTATGACAACGATGACAAACAAGGTCAGCAGCATCGGCCATATCAGGACCGGCTCCTCGGGCGGTGGCTCCCAATGATCGTTCAGGCCGTCAAGCGGCGCCTCTGGATTCATGCCATGATCTCGTCAAGCATGGTCGCGTTCTGGCCTGTAACGATAGCCCCTCCATTTGTTGATGTGGTAGCAAGAGCATAAGAAGCTGCAGTTGTGCCAGGGGCGTCAATAGCGAGAAGAGAAACGACACCTCCTAAAGAAAGTGTTGTACTTAGAAAAATATTTTGTACTGCCGTGTCTAAAGTAGTCGCGCCTCTTTTGAGCGTGGTTGTTAGCGTCCCCAAAACCGCTGCCGTGCCGGTTTGGGAAACAGTCAGGTGGGAAAAGATTTTTACAGCGTTGACGGCGTTCGAGATCGTGATGGCGGGATTCAAGCTAAGCGATACCGCAGACTGTATCACAGTTCCTGGGCTTGGTATTCCAGGGCCGTACAATTGCAGCTTCGTCGGGGCGACGTTGTAATTCCCGGCTGTCGCCAGACCAGCCACATAATCCAGGAATCCGATCTTACGAACTGCAACGTTTGTGAGCGTTGTGCCGTTCGGGCAATAGAACACGCCCGCCGATGTCGCAGCCGCGCTAATGCCCGTAGCCGACTGCAACGAGGATTCATCGAGCGGCCTTATTATTGCTACAGGCGCCGCTACACCGGAATGCCACAACGCAAGAACCGGAGTGCCAGCATTGTTAAATGCGCAAATCCAGAACCGGAACGGGGTTGAATTCTGTGTTTGGAGCGTTGCACCGATCGCGTTGGTGTTGATGCTCAGCGCCGCGGTGATCGCAATCCAGACCGGATCGCCGTTGGCAATCGTCGCGTCACGGAACGGAATCAGGACCGGATCGCCGGGAGTCGGATCATTGCCCGAATTAGTCTTGATGGCGACAGTGAGGATGCCGGCGTTGACCGACGCTACCAGGCCCAAGTTGATCGGCACATCGAAGCTAAACGGCGGATTGACCGACACGAGCTGAGCCGGCTTGAGGCCGAACGTGAACCAGTTGCTGCCGTCCGTCTTGACGATCGCCCCGGAGCCGGCCTTGAGGGTCTGCACGGTCAGCCCGTCCACCGTCTGCGCGCCAAATCCGTCCAGCGTGATCGTCCCGTTCGACTGGTTGCTGACCGCGAATGTGAACGGCGCCCCGACCACGGAGGCGGAAGGGGTTGTGACAACCACGCCCGCTACGGTGACCACGATCAGCCTACCCTGATCGGCCGCAGACATGACATAAGTGGTGCCGGTGGATACGACCGTTGCCCCGTCAAGGGTCTTGCCAAAAGCCGCAGTTAGGTTACCATCGACCGCACCGGCAAAGACGTTGAGGGGGTCGCCGATCTTGGTCTTGACATCCGACCAGCGTTCAAGGTTTGTCGAAACCTGCGTGCCGTCGTCCGGCGGCGGGTTGGCGTTGTAGCCGGTGACCGGCGTTGATGGGTAGAGTTGAGCCACGAGGGGGCCTCACATGAAGTGGATAGTTGTGATTTCTGCCACTGCTATTGTTAGCTGGTTCGCGTTCAGTGAACAAAAATGTAAATTGTATGAAAGTAGTTCAACAACAAGTTCTATAGCGGACAGCAAAATTCCCCCGCCTCCGCCCGGTTTTATTCTCGTGTCTCCAAAATGATTATTGCTGGATCAGGCCGGATTCAGTTCCAATCGCACCCGCAGACGGCAACAGTGCACGTTGACCGAGAACCCGACGCCGCGGTGTTGCCGGCGCCGTAGCTGTTCCGGTCAACATCCTTGCAAGTTCGGCATCCGTCTTGGAACGCAGCCTATCGCGTGTTTTCGACCAAGCACCCATAGCTAATTTTTCGATCAAACTTATGCTTGGCTTTCCTTTAAGCATGCCGACAACAAGATCAGTACCTATACCTTCGGCATCTTCCATCTCAGCAAGTCGTCTTGCAGTTGCAGAATTACCGCGCGCCCTGCCAACCATTTCCGATGATTGAATCTCAAAGTCCAGTCGCCGCTGCCATGCCTGCCGCGCCTCATTGTTCGGCATCATGGCCAGAACTTTCTCGCGCATGGCCGGCGAACGCAGGTATTTGGTCATATCGCCGAGCTTGGCCGGGTCGCTGCTCATCTTGCCGATGATCGAGGACACGGCGGCCTCGCGATATCCCTGCCGATCGGCTGCGGACAACGTGCGGAAGTTCGCTATCATCTCCTCGGCGGATTCAGTCCGCGAGAGGATGCCACGGCCGGATTCTACCGCATCAAGATACGAGGTCGGGCCGCTCCAGGCGTCTCGCGCGGCACGATATTCTGGCGCCAGCCTGTCGAGCTCGGTGCGCAGTTGTTCGGTCAGACGGGTCAGCGTCCTGGCTTTCTGGCCCTGTCCAGCACGGATTGCCTGCCTCACCTTGTCATCCATAAGCCGCTTGGTGTAGTCCCAGAATTGCAGGTTCGGGAACGCCGGAAGCTGGCCGCTGGAGAACGAAAGACGCCCGCCGCGATCGACCAGTGCGCCGGGGTTCATGGCGCCGAAGCCGTCCGCAACGGCGTTGTCGCGCCAGATGCGAACTGCGCCCTGCATTGCCGATTTGATGGTCGGGCTCGAGGACAGCCGCTCGAGCGAGTTCGGCCCCTCAGTTGACCAGATTGCGCGGTCGCCGGCCTGGTAGGCAGCCTGGTAAAGCGGCGACGCTGCCTCGGCCCGCTGCGCCATCGTTTCGTTAACAGCCTGTAGTGCGGTGCGGCGGGAACCCGTAAGTTCCGTGAGGTCGCCGGCGACGCGAGTCATCTGTTGCTGCTGGCGCTGGTCGAGGAACGGGATCATGGTCGTCCGCCCCGCCCCTGGCGTCTGCGCTACCCGTTCCACCAGCCCCTTGACGTTCTCCCCGCCCACGTCGGCAACCGTCGCCACGCCGGGGCGGTCTACATCGAGCGCGCGAGCACGCTGGGCGGCTTCCTGCGCCGTTACCTCGTCTCGGCCCATGGCCCGCGTTAACTGCGCCGTAGCCCGCTCTGTGGGCGAGCGGATGGCACTCAAAGCCCGTCCGCCAGCCGCGAATAGCCCGCCCGTGGCCGCCCCGAGCCCAGCGCCTTTTACGGCGCTCTCAAACCGTTCCTGGGGAGTGTCGCCTTCGCTGGAGCCGAAAGCCGCACCGCCCGCGGCACCGCCGGCAATGATCTTGGCTACTGCGGGGAGCCGGGCAAGCCCGGTAGCCGCCCCGACCACCGCGGTAGCCGGTGCGGCCGCCACGGTTCCGGCAACGGCGCCGGCGATCTCGCCCGGTATCCTGATCGCTCCGGGAACCTCGGCCGTCTTGCGCTGCTCGCGCGCCAGATTCTCCTCATATTTCCCCTTGGCGCCGCCGACGCCGGTCAGTGACTCCATCCCAGCAGCAAGCCGATCAGCATAGCCAAAGGTGATGCCGCTCGCGATCGAACGCACCGCATCGTCAACATAGCTCAGGATGCCGTGACCGTGCGTGGAGACCTTTTGCCAGTCCTTGCCGTCATAAGCCATCATCTCGCGGGTCTTGGGATTGACGGCGGTTTTGGCCGGTGACCATTTCCCGTCGTTATCGAGGAACACTACGTCGCCGGTGTCTGGATTGGTTGCGATCGGCATGGGCTACTGACCCTGAACGACGAATCCGGGAGGAGGCGCGGGAGTTTTGCTTTCTTTCTTGTCGCCTCCGCTTCCGCCGGGCGGAACCGCATACCCCCGCTGCTTGAGAAATTCCCGCATGCCCAACTTGGCGCCCGTGACTTCCGAAGGCAGTTCCTTATTGAGCATCTGATCGATGGCGGCATGGATTTGTCCATTAGACCATGCCAATTGCAGATTTGCAGTTGCCTCAGCGCGAGCAGTATCGGTTAGTGTCGCGCTCCCGGCTCCGACTGCACGCGCATAATTGTTGATAAAGGTGTTTACCGCGATGCCAAAGCGGATGACATTTTCGTCACCTGTTCTTCGCTTCCCCGCCAGGATGATGGCATTGATGTCAGAGTATTTGGTCCTGTCCACGGCATCTGACGCTTCGGTAACGCGCGGCGCGGTCTGCATGGCTGTTTCGGATGCGCCAATGACTTGCGCCTCTCTGCGCGCCAGAGAAGCCGCTCCCGCCTTCATGCCACTAAATTCTATGACATTGTTTGCCAATACTTCCGCAGCAGTTTTCGCAGAAAGTCCTTCTTCGTGCATAAGGACATGCGTGCCCCATGCTCTTACAGCCTTCTGAGCTTCTCCTCCACGACTGCGCCCGAGATTCTGCACCGCAGTTGGGTTCCCACTAGCCCAGGAACGGCCGGCGACATCGAGTTCTTCCGATGTCACTCCCGAACGCTTGGCTAGTGCGTCGAGGAAATTGGTGTCGATCTCACCCGGCTGTAAACCCTCGCGCGGCGACGGCACCGACGTATCCGGCTGGCCGCCAGGATAGTCCACGGTTTTCTTGTACGGGTCCACAATGGCAATGCTTTGATCCCCCGACGCGGATGTCATTTTCTCGACCTTCGGCTCGGCCGTGGCCGCCGTCATGGCTGCTGCGGTCTGCGTCTTTGGCGGCGCCGACAGCAGTGTTGCAAGTCGGGTCGCCCCCATAGGAGCCATTCCCATCTTTTTATACATTTCGTCGGAACGCTCGACGAGAGGCTGTAAATGCTGGGCAATGTCCGCTGGCTTGTTACCAGCTATCAGTCCGGCCTCGACGGTCTGGCCGATGCTTTTCCACAAGTCGCCTTGAAGACTGTCAATGCGAGCAAATTGATCGCGAAGCATGGCATTCTTCTGGCCCTGCTCCTGCAACTGTAGTTCCTTTTGACGATAGTCGGCCAGGCTGTTGTCACGCATTCCTTGCTGGAACGCGCTGGCAAAACCTCCAAGACCAAAGCCGATTCCGGCCATCTCTTTCTCCTACCTGGGCTGCGGCTGCGCTGCGGGAGTTCCGGCGCCCTTGAATATATTGCCAGCAGCACCAATCCCGGCCGCCGCAAGCGTCCCGAAGAAGCCGCCGACGCCGGTTGCAGCCTGCGCATCCAGTTTAGCCTGTTCCTCGGCAAGAGAAGCCATGGTCGTCGTTATCTTTCCGCTCAATTCAGCAGCTAGGGTTCCTTCCAAATTCATTTGGGTTATGCCGACTTGGTATTTTGATGTAGCCGCCTGGAACTGCTCTTGGATGAGCTGGTTGCTCGCCTGCAATTCCTGTAAATAGGACTGTGCGATGAAATCATCGCGTTTCGCCGCAAATTCCGCGTCCTGTTGGCTTTGCTGCGCATTGGCAAACGACGAGCCGAGAATGCGCCGCTGCGCCAAAGTGTCCTGCAGATTCGAGCGAGCCGCCTGCTGCTGAGTGGTGAGATCAGCCAATCCGGCCTGGCGGAATTGAGAAAATCCCGGTGCGACTGTTGCGCCCAAGTTCTTGAACGCCGTCGCCGCTTTGCCGAAGGTGCTCTGCAGTTGCCCGATAGTTGACGATAGCCCGGCAGTGGGAGCCACTCCATAGGAGCCGCCCGCATAGCTGCCGGTAAAGCCGGAGCTGGTAAAACCTGCCGGCTGAAAGGCGGTCGGCGTCGATATATTCGGCCCTTTGCCGCTAAGCCACGACATCAGGGTGCTCGCGTCTCGAACACGGCGGCATGCTTGCCAGCTATGGCAACATACGACGTTCCCACGCGGCGCATGATGCCGTGGATGCAGCACACCTCATACATCCGCTTGTGCTCCGGCAGCGCGTAGCCCACGAATGAAAATTCCTTTCGTGCTCCGTTGAAGAATCCAACCGTGCACTCGACAATGTTGCGCTTGGTCGCCCACGGCAGCCACATGATGCCCGTTATAATGAGATAGGCCGCATTCGGAGCCCATGCCGCGAACACCACGCCAACCGGGATGAAGCCCTTGCGGGTCGGCCCAAATAGCGTCCACACCGCATGAAATTTCGCCAGCACGATGCTCTGGAACTGCTGCTTGAACTGCTCCGGCTCGAGGTCCGGCTCCATGTCGGGAAACGCGCCCTGCTTGTACGCCGCCCACAAATACTTGATGTCCTCGGCCTCGATCGGGCGATAGTCAACGGTGCGCCGCAGCGTCTGCGAAAGCCGCCATTTGCTACGAGCTCGATGCGCGGAAGCGGATTCCGATTTCGTTGATGCTGACAGCATTATTGCCGGTGACCTCGGTCAGCACCTGAAACTCATTTGCATTGCCGGGGATGCTGAACTTGTTGCGCGTCAAACGGCCGGTGAACGAGCCCCAGAATCCCGCCCCCGGTGATGCGGTAGTCCCGCCCCAATACGATGTTCCGCTCCAGTAGCTACCGGCTCCAGCCCCGGCAAGCGTGGTAGTCAGCGAGTTGGAGAATATGTTCTCGCCCTGGTACTGGAACGTCAGCGTGACCGCGGCGGTAAGCTGCTGCTTGTATTTTATGTATCCCTCGACATCATATGCCTTGGCGTCCAGCCGGGCCGATATGAGTTTCGACAGGAACTGCATATCGATGGTGCTGGTGCCGCCATCACCGTTTGCACCCGTTCCTTCCATCCGGTAGATGTGGCCCGTCGCGTCGCCCATGAACACATATTCTAGACCGTCTACCGGATCGAGCAGCGACATCACCATCGTGGGCTGGAACGCCATCGGATGGCTGGTTTTCCAGCGCATCCATGGGCTGATCTGGTTTGCGTCGCGGATTGCCGCATCCAGCACCCAGCACTCGGAAACCCCTGCTGGGAAACAATATGTCTTGCGCGTTCGCGAGTTGAATACGATGGTCCATCCGGTATAGGCGGCGACCTGATCAGAAACAATTTCGGTGAGGTCCGATGCGGTCGAGTTGCCGAAAGTGTTGGTGTCGCGCACGCTCTCGATGCGGCCTGGCCGACCATAGATGAAGTCGTTGCCGATTTCCTCGATCGATTCCACGCCCGCGGCACACGAGGCGGCATAGAACGTGGCAAAGGCGAAGTCGGTGGAGTCGGTCCCGGTGAGGTTGAATATCTCGCCCTTTTCCGTCGAGATCATCGTGCCGAGATATGTTGTCAAATAGCCGTTGATCGGCTTCAAATCCTTGGACAGCAGGAAAAAAGGATCAGCGGCCCCGAGCGACGATGACGGACGATTGACCACAGTCAATTGCGTGTAGACGCTGCGCTTGGCGCCAACGACCATGTGCGGTGTGGCAATGCCCGCAAAAACATTGGCAAACACGGCCCGCTCGTCCTGAACGGCGCAATACTTGGCGAAGAAATTACCGAACGCCCCTCCTGCCTGATCGGTAAAGACGGGATGGCTGAACGTTGTGCCGTCCCACTGATATACCGTGTCAGTCAGCGTCAAGTCGGTGATCAGAACGATATTGCTGAGGTTCCAGACGTGGGTTTTCCAGTGACCGCGCAACTGGCAGCCTGCGCTGCAGGAGCCGACGTTGGTGAACCCCGAGTGGCCGTCCCACTTGTATATGGTGTTCCCGGCCTGGAATATCGTGGTGACTGTGCCATCGGTCTTGAGCAGGCTGGCGGCGCCGCGGATGGCTCCGGCATTAGGCGCCGTGCCGACAAGATCGAACGGCGGCCGGTTCTTGAGGTTGCGGTCCTGAATGTCGATGGTGAAATTGAAGCCGCCCGCCGCCTCGCGGCCGTCGATCTCGTCCGGCGAGGCCCTGGTGTGCAACCCGCCGCCGAATTTCAGGATGACATTGTTTTCCTCGGGTCCGATCTTGCTGACCATCAGCCCCTCGGGGAATAGTTGGTTCTCTGCTTCTCTTGCGTCAGCAGCTTGGAGGCGATGCCCAATGCCTCCCCATAAATGCCCTGGTCGAAGGCGTTACGCATGCCACGACTATAAAGCTCGGCCCAGACCGGGATCATCTGCCAGAACACCGAGTCGAGAAACGGCATGGTGTCCGTTTCAGCGGTCATAACCAGAAGTTTTTCGTACTCGTAGAAATATTGCCGGCCGTTTACGGTAATGTCGGGCGCAAATTCAACGCGCAGCTTGCCGGTAATCGGGCTGATGACGCCCCACAGCGGCTGCGAGCTCTGGTTCTGTTGCGGATCTAGGTCGAGAAGCGCGTTGTAGCCTTGCGTGTATTCATAGATGTATTGCGTATTCACCCGGTCCCGGAACGGCCACATCATCATAACGAAGTCATTTGCCAGCGCATATTCTCGAACGCCAGTGGCGAGCGTAATACTGCCTTCCGCCTGCTCAATCGGCAGCGACTTGTTGGAGTACTGATAAAGGCGACCGATGCTCTCGTTGATGCACTGCTTGGCAACGTCAATATTGTGCTGTAGCGCCGAATTGGCAAACGACGTGAGACGGCCCGCATTACCGGCGATGATGTTGACCCTTGTCAGGGTCTCATTGACACCATCAAGAAATGTTTTGGCCATATATCACTCGACAAAAAACGGCGTAGACGGTGAAAATCCACGGAGCTTGTCCCGCAACGTGTTCATGTTGTCCCGACGCTCCATCTTGATGCCGCGGCTTTTGCACTCCTTGCGCATCTGCCCCATTGTCATCTTCTCGATGGGCGGCGGCGGTTCCTGATCGCGATTCCAAGTAGGCGATGGAATGGGCGGTGGCGTCTTAGGAAGAATCTTGTTGCTGTAAGATGCCGGCGGATCGGACAGCAGCGGCTGCGGGGCGCCGAGTTGACGATACGACTTGTCGCGGCCGGGCAATCCCCGCGCCCGCAAGATCGCCACCATGTTGGGAACCGGAGCACTGGTAGCATCAAAGGCCGGCGTATCGCGGCCCTGCGGGAACTCGATACCGTTCTCCATGCCGTAGTCATAGAGCTCATCGCGCGTCATCTTCATCAGATTGTCGCGGGGATCCTCAATTTTGGTCAGAATAGCGCCCATAAAAACTCCATAGGTGGAGGAGGGCGAGTTTCCCCGCCCTCCGCGCCTGGCGTAGCAAAGCTGACTATTACGGGACCAACAGGCTGGCGCCGCTGCGGATCGAGAAGCCCCAGGTCGAGTTCAAAACCGCGCCGGCAAAGAACAGCTTATATGCCAGAGTTGCGATTTCGTTGAACGGGTCTGCTGCTCCGCTCGAGCCGACCGGATGGTTGATGATCTCCCATCCGCCGGTATTGTCGCCGGCCTTATAGGTGCCATCGGTGTGACGCAAGCCCAGGCCGACCGAGCCCAAGGCATCCTGGCCGATGACCACGATGGCGTACACGTCGGTGTTGGTGATGCCGCGGATACCGCCGCCCACCGCACCGCCGCCTGCCAGGCCGATCGAGGCATCCTCCGACTGGATGAACCGGAGGCCGCGGCCAGCCAGCGAGTAGGTGCCGAACTCGCCGATGGCGATCGACACTTGCTGTGCGTACTTCTCCACCGAGGTGAAGCCGGTAAGACCGGCAATGTCCACTGCCACGTCCGGGTGACAGAAGGCCCAGAACGACGGCAGGATCGGCACTGTACCGATCTCGACGGCGCCGGGAGACATCGCGGTGAAGGTCCGGGCCGCGTTACGCGATAACTGGTTGATGACGTAGTTGAGGTCGCCGGTTGCCACCTTGGCGACGACCGAACGCAGCGACGCCACGTTGTTCGCATAGACCTGTGGCAGCGTTCCCTCGGACACGTTGCGCATGAGCTGGTTGAGCGAACGGCCGGCGGACTCGCCGAGCGTCCCGATCAGCTCATTCGTGGTGCCGTTCGGGTTGAACAGGTCCACTTCTTCATTGACGATGTAGAACTGGCCATATTTGCTCATTGTAGCCAGCACATCGGTGAACGTCGGCGTAACCGAGGAGCGGCCGCCCATGAACGCAAGCGCGCCGGTCAGCTCGGACAATGCCGCCGTCGAGGGTGCAAGCTGCTCGATACGCCGCCATTTGATAGTGGACGTGCCTTGCTGCCTGTTCAGTTGGCCGGGAACCGTCCCCGTGAAGTACGGGCAAACCTGCTGCGCACGGCGCAGGAAGGTCTGCTGAAAGACGGCATTAATCGGCTTAGTGAGAATAGTTACGTCGTCGGTGACTGTCAGGGCCATCGTTATCTCCTATGGCCTTGGGGTCACCACTTACACGCCGGGATCGTAGCCATATTCTTCAATGACTTTCTTGCGAAACTCGGCGTTGGACATTCGCCCGAATTTAGGGGCGGGTTCCGTGGCGACCTTGTTGGTTGACGCGCCCCGAACCGACTGCGCAATAGCCTCATGATCGGCGGTGGCAATTTCATCCACCCCCTGAGCAGACTTGAAGTCATTCCATATCTTCTTTGATACGGCTTTCTCAGCCTGTTCCCATGCCCTTGGATCATTGATCTTGTTCAGGAAGGCCCGGCCGAGTGCCGGGTTTTTCCTGGCCAACTGGTCGATCCAGCCGATTTGCGCATCGAACGGGATCGGTATTTTCAATTCTCCAAAGATGTTGGAAACGGCCTTGTTCAAGTCCTCTTGAAAGAGCCGGTCCTTGAGCTCCTGAGCCCAAGGCGGCACTTCCTGATGAGGTTGCTGTGTAGACGGTACTTCGGGAGGTGAAACGGGGGCCTGCTTCGCCTGGTTCTGATCCCATTGGGTCAAGAGCTCGTCGAGCGGGTCCACGCCTACCCGTGCGCTGTCGTCCGTCACAGCCGGCGGTGCCGCTGCTTGGGTCGTGTCAACCACGGCCTGCTTTTCTTCACTCACTGTTTGTCTCCTTCGGTGCTTCTCCGGTCAGCAGCGTCAGCCATGCGTCATGCTGATCGCGTCGTCCGGAGTGATAGGCGTAAAGCCCGAAAGCCTTATGCGGGTCTTGGGCTTGAGAGGTTTTGAAGCGCGGCAACCGCGGGGCCTCCAGAGCCGTTAGGAGGTCCGGGAACGCCGGGTGTTGGCGCAGGTGGGCCAGCAGGTCCGCCAGGACGGGGTTCATGGGGCGCATGCATTACCTTTTCCAGATCGGTCCAGCCAGCTTCGCGCAGTATCTCGCGGATGGCGCCGGGAACATCGATGCTGGGAGGGTTGCCCATCTGCATCGCGAGCTGATCCATCTTGAGCGCGACCTCTAACCCTTGCAGCTTGGCCTGCGCCTTCTGCTGCTTTTCCTGCGGGCCGCCGCTTCCAAACCACTCGAAATGCGCCGCCTCGGGCAGCATCGACTTGTCGAGCTCGACATAGCCGCCGTAAGCTTCGATGTAGAACGAAATGGTTTCGCGCGGTCCCAGCGCATCCAGACCCAGCCGGTAGGCCATGCCGAGCCATGCGGTGAGCGGCCCGTGGCCGATCTGGTTGACATAATCGGTGGTGCGGACGGCGCCGCGCTGCAATTCCGCATCCTTGGCGTAAGCCGTGGTGTGCGAGACTGTCTGCGCACCGACTCGTGCCGGGAGGACGCCGGTCAGTTGCGCATACAGGTTGATGAACTGCAGCGCGGCATTGGCAAGCGCCGAAGGATCGCCGCCAATCTTGTCGTAGACCGTTATTGGATCGGTGCTTTCCCATTGCGCAGTAGGGTATATTTCAGGCCCGCCCGATTGTGCAAACGTCGGGTCGTTGCGGTCGTAGCCTACTGGCGGCAGGCACTTGAGCATCGCCGAGTCGAGAAAGCGATTGACCGCATCGGTTGCCGTCTGCTGGACGGTGCGGCCCTTCATCAGCGGCCCGGTCGGATAGGCGTCGTCCGCCGACTCATGCATGTACGGGAACAGCAGATAGCTGGAGAACGGATATTTGCGGAAGCGGAAGCGGATCACTGCCCTGGTCGAGCCGCCGCCGGAGTCCGCGCCGCCGAGCGCCACGGTGATGATGGCGCCGGGAATGACAACGCTTTTTACCGTCCGCCGCGGGACAACGATGTCGCCTTCCATCTCCAGGACTTCGACATAGCCGCCCTTGCCGGGGAGAACCTTGCTCAAGTTCCGCGGCATCCAGCCGCCGTCAAAATCGTCCGGGTCGGTCGAGCCCTTGTTAGCGGCCAGCGCCAGGTTCTCGTATCTGATCTGCTCGTGAGCGATATGCGCGGGACCAAGCACGGTAGACGAATGCAGATTGGGCTTTGGTTCTTCGAGGTACAGGTTCTTGATCGAGCACGGGACGATGACCGGGATTTTCTGTTTTTCGCTGCGAACGCCGCGGGCCTCGAAAATATAGATGTTCTTGCGTTCCACCCGCGCCCGCCCAACGCCCATGCCATACTTGAACGATTCCGCGTTAATGATGTCGAACCGCGACGTATGATCGTACTGGCGAAAGCTGTTGAGCAGAAACCCTTCGACCAGCTTGTCGGCGTTGTCCTGGTTGATGTGGTGCTGCATGTCCATCTCAAGACCGGGAATCTTGATATGGCTGGCCTTCTCGAAAAACTCATCCGACGTTTCAGCATGCGCCTTGAACCAGTTCCCCGCGTCGGAGAACATCATGCGCCGCGCGTCGGCAGTGAGAACTTCTAGCGCCTGCGCCTGCAACGGCAGCTCAGTTTCCGCCATCCACTTCTTCTTGTCGTCAATCTGGCCGTTGGGTAGCCGCTTGAAGTCTACTTCGGGCTCCATGGCAATCTGCCGGTCGATCTCCTTCCATGCCCGCTCGCGGTCTGACCGCGCCTGCTTGCGGCGGTTATATTCCTCGATGACGTATTCGCAGATCCACTTCCAGTCGCGATCGTCAAAGCGCCGCGCTTTCTTGACGTCGCCGCTCTGCCGATCAACCTCCTGGATGTTGTCGCTCTTGGCCATCTAGCGTCCGCCGTTCATGACAGTCCGGCGATATTCCATTTGCGTGCCGTGATCATGTCCGGACTGCCACGCCCTGTGCAATGAGCACCGTCCCGTGACGATCAATAAAATATCACCTACTGCCGCCGCAGCCACATAGGAGCGGCGCGAAAGGCGCCAAAGCCAATGCGGTGGCCGGCGATAGCCAAAATCATGAAGCGGATGATTGTCAGTTGCTTGCATCATCAGTGCATCCTCTGCCTGCGGCTTATGTCCCTGCGCGCCATCTCGACAGCGGTCTTAATCCGCATGTCCGCCTTGGCCTCATAGGAGTGGCCGGGATCGTGAAAAGCGTCGCAAAGCACTATGCCGCACAGCCCGATGCGGCTTTCGCAGTACCAGATGGTCGCGAAGCAGCCGAACGGATACTCATCAGGTGTTGCCGGCATGCCGAAACGGTCCAGATATTTGAGATGCTGCGGCGGCACATAGCCATCGGCAACAAACAACTCGCGATCGCCGACATGCGTGCGGAACACCGGCTTCACCGGGCTTTGCGTCAGCACCACGTCGAACTCGTCCTTGGTCATATCCGATACGGGTCCGTGTAGTAATCGTATAATATCCATACGCACGCAGCTAAAACGCCAATTTCCACTGCAAGGCATGCAAACAAATAAAACAAAATCATATCCGCGCACTCGCTATTGGCTGCTGCGGGGCATGGCTGCGGCGCACGGCAAACGAATCCGGGGCGACAGCGTAGCGTTTCATCATTACCGCATAGTCCATCGCTCTAAGAGTATCGTCACGCTTTGCCACGATCTTACCGTCCTTGCGGTGATAGCTGTTCTTTTCCTCGAACCAGATTGACAAGTTGGAGAACACCTTGAACCGGCCGGTGTGCATGCGCTCCAGTATCTCGTCAACGATCGGCTCGACCGGCTGACCGCCTCCAGTATCCGGCTCGCCATAACGAGACTTAGGATAGCGCGCCGACTTCGACAGCATGTTGACGCCGAGGTCGCGATAATGCTGCGCCAGCGTCTTGCCGCCCGATTTCTCCCGGTTCATGCCGTCATGCGGCCACGCCACCGGAATAAACTTGTTGGTCTTGTTTAACCATGCCGCGTGATACGGCGCCGACTCTCCCTTGGCCCGGTAGCAGTCAATGACATAAATCACGTCCTGCTCTCGGTCCCAGGCAATCTCTACGCCCGCCGCCGGATGATCTATGCCGAAATCGCAGCCTTTTATGCGCGCCCAATAGCCGGGTATCTTGAACGGGTCGATGCGGATTTCATCATCTGAAACGGGATAAACGGCGCCCTCGCCCATCATCGGGATGCCCTTGGTGCGGGCGTCCAGCTCCCAAGCTGGATAGGACTTTTTCAGACGCTCTTTTTCGTTGTCGTCCAGATGCGGCGCGGCGTCCCAGGTCGCGTTCTGCATGTAGATGCCGTCGCCGCCGTCTCGAAAATGCAGGGACAGGTCGGTCCATCCAAGCAATGGCGTCAGCGTGGCGATGAGAATGCCTTGCGTGCGTAGAATTCTGGTCAGCGACTCGGTGTAAATCTTGTTGTCGTCCGGCTCCTCGTCCAGCCATACAATGTGCGGCGCACCGCCCTGCCACTTCTGCCACCCTTGTTCATACGTTTTTGTGAAGCCATTGGATATTCCGCCCGAGATGTGCCGGACCTGGAACGAGTCGATCACGTCCTTGACGCCGGCCTGCCGCATGGTCGGACGGCCGATTATCCGGTTGCGCGGTATCCATCCGGTGCCTAGCTCCTCGCCGGTGCCGCCGAGCAAGACAGTCTGCACGTTCTGCTTGGATGTCTCGTTCGTCGGCGACCCGGTCCACACCCGCACCGGCGTATTGAACCTTTTCCCTTTCCAGCCGTCCGGCCAGACCAGTTCACCCGCATTGGGATGATTCTGCCCATTCGACATCCGATCTGGATATTTCATCGATCGGGATAGGCTGTCGTAGTCGCCGATCATGTGAATGGCGACCTCGGCCGCGGCCACGAACGTCTTGCCGACGCCGTTTGCCGCCATCAGCATACGCTCGGTATTGTCTATCCCCGCTTCATAGAACTGGCGCTGCCAGGGATATGGCCGCCACTGCGATAGCTTGTTGCTAGCAACATCGCGCAGGAACTTGGCGCGCAGCTCGGCAACACGCTTGGCCTGCTCTATTGTGAGATCGTCCATTCACCGCGCCTCCACAGATGGATTTCTGTCGGATGCGGCTCCCATCCCGGCGGCATCCAGACCAAAATGCCGTCTGGGTTCAGCCAGGGTTCAGACTCTGCTGCGTTGTCCATTCGTTGAAGGCCCTGATTATGTTCGATGACGTATCCTCCTCGAACACCATGCGCTGATGCTTGGGGTTGCCGGGCAGATTCTTGATCTTGTAATGGACGTACATCGCCTCGCTGAACGACCATCCGAGCTTGTCGCAAGTCGGTTTCAGCATCAGCACCGGAGCATCGATCGCCATGGCGAACCCGGCAGGACCGTTACTGACGAATAAGTTGCAGAAGGCAGAGCGATAGAGCGCCCCGCGGTGTTCAAGATCAACCGACGCTGCGGGGTTGATGGGGAAAGGGTCCAGTGTCTGCTCGGCCTTTGCGGTGTCACGGACGAACACGACTTCATAACCGGCATTGACGATGGCAGCAGCAGCTTTCAGCCATTCATCCACGTCGCTGTTGCGTTCCGTCTCATAGCTAGCCTCGCGCAGCGTGATGGTTACCAGCTTATTGTTCCTCGGGAATGTCAGGTGCGGGCGAAGGCAGCGGCCGGCTATCTCCAATCCAGGCTTCATCACCTCGGCCATGCCGGTGTAGCGCGTGCCCTTGCCGAACATTTCCTCGTCGGGCAGATCGTCAAGCAACTCGACCTTTGCCACGCTGCGAAGCATCCAACACATCGGCACGACAACAGCGTTGAAAATAGCTGTGCGTTTAACCAGGGAAAGAGGTGCCAGCACCAGGCTTATATCTTCGCACTGGTCCCTGCCACCGATCCTGCGCGCTTCCAGATAGACCAGAAACCACACGATTTCGTATTGCGGCGGGCCTCTTGTCAGGTCGTAGCAGGCGCGCAGCGTTGCCATGCAGCGATTTCCTGCTTTGCCTTTTCTATTGCCGCATGCAGTTCATTGCGCTTGTCTGCCTCGACCCGCATGGCGATGTGGCCGATGGCAATCGCATTGCTGATGTCTATGCTTCGTTGCGCCGGAAGCATGCCGGTATGGTCTCGACCGGGTGCGCGTAGATCGCCTGGAATCCGGCACCCAGCTCATGCCAGGCGCGGTCGCCTTCCTCGCTGTCCAGCCAATCCAAACACTCTTTGACCGACTGGAATTCATGCGGCGGCGTGAAATGCCCGGTCGCCAGGATGGTGTGGGCGCTGAATATGACGACAACCGCCTCGATCATCATCCTGGCATCTCCAGATGAAATCCGTAGGGGAACAGGATCGCGGTATTAACTCCCGTCCATGCAAAACCGCTGTCACACATCATCTGGTTATAGCTGATCGGGAACATCCCCCAATTTGATAGACTAATTAGCATGACGGTGCTCCCAGCCAGTCGCGGGTACGGCCTGACAAAGACTTGACCCGACCCTCGAACGCAAAGTCGATGGCGCGGCGCCAGTGCTCGTCCTTATCGTCAACCTCTTGGGTAAAGCGCGTCACCCGCCACGGCGGCTCACCGTTGTGCGGGCTGTTATCGAGCGGCATGCCGGCGAGGACTATCTCGTCGTAGCCGAGCGCCAGGGCGGTCAGGATCGCTCCGAACCCGGAGGTGCCGCCGCCGTGCCATGGCCACCGATAATCGGTCCCGTCGGTGCGAGAGTGCGTGGCATGCGGAGGTCCAAACTCGTTAACGTACTCGTCACGTCTATCTTTAACGTGTCGCATGACGACTGCTGCAACATTCGAGTAGCAGTGTTCGACCGTGCCGGGGAACGTTTCCACAGCGCGATTAACCGTGAGAAAATCCCATCTTGATTTTGCAACGCCATCTCCCGACCGGCAGCCGAACTTTTCCAGATCGTTCCAGATGCAGGCGGCATCGCCGCAGACGATCACGCCGCCGCGGTAAGAGCCGGCGATCTTGGGAAAGCCTAGCGTAGACGTTCCGTAGAACGCCAGGAATTCCCTGAGTGCCATCAGGCACCGTAACGATATTGGCCGATGTGGCCCAGCCGCACGCTGGGGTCCATCATGATCTTGAAGCCGGCTTCGCGTGCAATGCGGCAGAAGTGATAGTCTTCTGATTCAAAGCCATCGTTGTAGATCGGCGTCATGTAAAGCGCGGGTACGCGGCCATTCGGTCCTTCGTAGCTTGGCGCCGTCCTGGCGAGTGCTTCAATCACTTCGCGCTTGATCAGCATGAAGCCGGTGCCGGCGTACTCGACCTCGATCGGTCCCTTGAACTGATCCAGGTCTTTGACCAGCGCGCCATCCTTCCAGGCGGCAAACCATTGCTTGTCGGGCTTCTTCATCGCGTACACGCCAACCGCAATATCCGCTTCCATGTTCCACAGCTTGGCAACGTCCTCGATCTCGAACTCTATGTCAGCATCGATCCACATCATGTGGCTGTGCTTGGTGGTAAGGAACGAAGCCGTCATTTCGTTACGGGCGCGCGTGACCAGGCTTTCGTTCACTCCGATGAGCCAGTCGTGCGCCAGGCCGATTTTGGTCAGCTCCTCCTTCAATCGCAGGCAGGAGCCGGCATAAGCCGCGGTGACCATGCCGCCGTAGGCCGGCGTGCAGAACAAGACGCTCAGTTCAGTCATAACCCTTCTTGGTCGTTGTCGTGGTGAATGTCGAAGGCTTGTCGCTCAGTTGCTTGACCGGCGAGGACTCGACATTGACCTTGTATTTCGGGTTCGGATCGCGGATATCCCACACCACCTCACTCACCTTATAATCCTGCTGGCCGGCGAGGATGGCATCGATCGGCAGTTGCAGGATGGTGGTATCGGTTATCTCCTGTCCTCTGCCGACAATAATAGTAGGACCGATGAAACTCCACTGGAACGCCTGGTCGGGGGCGCGGCGGCCCAGCGCAGTGACAGCGCCAGGAATCCGCATCGGCGGATCGAAGTTCGGGCCGATGAAGCCGGCGACGGCGACGAACGGCGGCTTCTGGTACGGGCCGGTGCCGAAGTCCTGCCGCTGTGCGCCCGGCTTGCCCTGATCAACCCTGAGCCGTATCGGCGGGTCGAACGCGGCGCCGATAAAGCCGGAGAGCTGGATTGCAGTGCGGAACGGCCCCTGTGCCTCGTTCGGGCCGCGCGACGGGGAAGGCCGCGGCGCGTTGTCAAAGAATCTGTCGAAAACGACAGCGGTTGTGGTGACGACGGCTTGGGCCGGCGGCAGGTCTACGGTCCACTCCACGCCCCGCAGACGGCGCGGAAGATCAAACGGCCGATCGATGACGACAGGAGCGACAAATGGCGGCAGGGACGCCGAGCTGAACTCTGAAGGCTTGAAACGCCGGCCGGGCTCGAACAGAAGATCGAAATTGTCCGGTATGGCGGTGACGACGACGGCCTGGGCCGGCGGCAGAGCGGGACTGAACTCCGAAGGCTTGAGGCGGCGACCCGGCTCGAACAGCAGATCAAAGTTGTCCGGTATCGTAGTAACAACAGCAGCCGCGGCCTGAGCCGGCGGCAAATCCGCGCTCCACTCAGCGGACCGCAGGCGGCGCGGGAGGTCGAACTGCCGATCAATAACATCGGGAGTGGCAAAGGCCGGAGGCAGGGCGTTTTCCCAGGAGGATGGCGCCCCGGTCTTTCTGTTGGCCTCCCAAAGCCGGAAGTTGCTTTCCTGCGGGGTGTGCGGCAGCGGCTGTGGCGGGCGCGTATCCCAGCGTTCCGCGGTCAGGTTTTTCCTGACCGTATCGAACAGGGGGTCATTATTGAGACCGGGAACAGACACCGCCGCCATAACAGGCGGCAGCGCCAGGTTCCAATGCTGAGGTTGGGTCAGCCGGGTTCTGTCAAAAAACAGGTCGTTGACCGGGCCTAGCGCGGCAGCGGCTACCGCCTTAGTGTAAGTGAAGATGAGAACGCCCGGCGCTCCAGAGCCGCGAGTACCCGCGCCTACAGACGAAGACCCGCCGCCGCCACCGCCGGCCCCGTAGTTCCCGGCGTTGCCACCATTGTTCGCGCCCCCATTGGCACCAGCACCACCACCACCGGCCCCGACACCACTCCCGCCTAATTCTGTACCTGCTGCCCCCACCGCTGCTGTTGTTTGCCCGCCGAGCCCCCCGAATGTGCCGTCCCCCTGGCCGCCCTTTCCGAAGGTCGTCGTTACCGAGTTTTGTCCTGTGGCCCCGGCAGCATTCGGGCCACCCGCACCACCGCCGCCACCGCCCGCCTGATTTCCCGCCCCGACTGAAGATGTCCCGCCGGCACCTCCACTGTTCTTTGTTGTTCCGATGGAATTGGCCGCAGTTCCGGCCAGTCCCCCTACTCCTGTAACACCAAAACCGGCTGCCCCTGCTTGTGCGGCAACAACCCAGTTTCCTGAGTTGTCCTTCATTCCTGTATTTGCAGGATCACCGATGGCGCTGCTGGATGGTGCAGTTACAGAGGTGTTTGTGCTGATCGCCCCGATCTGAATGGTGTAGGCGGTATTGGCAGTAAGCGAGGCAGAAGTGATCTTCGCGTAAGCGCCGGCCCCGCCGGGGGAACCAGCAGCGACATTGGCATTTGCGGCCCCGCCATTGGCACCACCGGCGATGCACTCGATGGATACCAGAGAGCCGTAGTCGGCGGGGACCGTAAAGGATGTTCCAGACGTAACCACGCTGACGACGACGGGCGCCAGCGCCGGCATTGACGATTCTGGCGGCAGCAAAAAACAATAAGGATCGGTATATAGCAGTATGGCTTCGGCTTGACTAAGCTGCCGATTCCAAATAGCGCCCCAAAAAGTGACGGCATTAGTAAACCCAGGACCGGCCAAATTCAGAGACGTGGCACCAAACTCAACGCCTATATTGGTGCCCGCAAAGGTAGTCGACAATGCTCCAGCGGTCTGAGCAACGCCATTGACCCAGCAGTTCCACGACGACGCCCCCGTGGTGGCACCCACCACAACGTAGAATGTATTGTTAGCGAAAGTGAAATTGTTGGCGGGAGAATTGTTAGCGATGCTTAGGCCGAACGTCGTCGCGCTCGGATTGTAAAGCATAAAAGCGTCGTTGCCAGTCGCGTCAACAACGCCGAAATAGCCGGGCGTGCTAGTAACGGTCGCGGAACCTATCTGATAGAAACCGGCCGCACAGCTATAAGGATGCGCCCACGATTGAACCGGGAAATTAGCAGGATCGTGACTTGATTGGTTGGCCCCAGTATATGCGCCTGCCTGCCCATAAGGCGTGGCCGCACCAACCGCGCTGAGCGCGCTTGCGTCATTAATAGACTGCCGATTAAGGACAAGATCGACCGGGCGCCCGGTCCCCACGCTGAACCAATACGAAATCAACCCGAACGCCAGCGGGTGCTGCCAATTTATTTTTGGAACACCGACAGGTTTTGTTTGGTTGGGTGTCCAGAGCCGGGTAGGACCGACACGTAGGATAGCGGCCATTCACGCGCTCCCCTACGCGATACTCCTGTTATAAGTCCGGTACTGGCAGGTGTTCGCCGAGGCGGCCCAGGCGATGCCGGTCTGATTGTATAAAACAAATTTGAAGCTTCCCGGCGGGAGGATAATGCCGGTTAAAATTCCGTCCTGCGCCTGTGTTGCGGCGACGATGCCGATGTTCCCAACCCCATAATTTGCAGGTGGCGGTCCGGCAGCAGAAGCGGCAAAGCGTCCATCGCCGTAGACCGTACCGCCATGCGTGAGCGGATACAGATAGACGCCGACAAAATTGGGAGCTACGAACGCGGCACTCGCCAGATGAATCGACAAGTCTGAGAATATATCGAGAGCGGTCTGGTTGGTGACAACCACGGCGCTGGCGATGGCATTGCCGCTGGCAATCGAGTTGAGAGTCGCAGTCGCGAAAGCGTCGGTCCAAGTAAACCCGACGCCAGCACCGGCAATCCACTTCTCTGTCGCCATCAGACAACTCCGGCCGCGGTGCAGTCACCAAGATCAAACGGCCGCTGATAACCGTTAGCCTGCCACCACGGCTGCACCAAACCAGCCACCATCGCCGTCAGCGCCGCTATCGTCGGGCCGGCAACATTGAAATAAGCCAGGAACATGCCATCCGTTACAAATCCGGTATTGGCGCTGCCGCCCAGGTGCAGGCCGTCATTGGAGCAGAGCAACAACAAATTTGATTGCTGCGCCGAGGTCAAAGCCGCGAATTCAGTCCAGTTGATGCAGTTGAGCAGTTGCGCGCCGGTAACGTATAAGGTTGTCGGAACCACTCCCGTAACCGTCCACGCATTGAACAGCGCGAGCTTCTGCGCGGTCGTCCCCGCCAATGCTGTACCCGTCACTCCAACCGGCGGCTGCGTGGCCGAATTCCAGGCGGCTATGAACGCCGTATAATATGCCACGGGCCTATTCCTTCGTCATCCCGGCCCACCGCTGCCGCAGCCAGAGCAGGCCAGCGCCGGGCATGCCGGGCGCGTCCGCCTTGGACCAGCCCGTGGTCATGTGGCATTTCTTGCAGATGATGCGCACGTCGGCGGCGTTGCCAGCGTCGATCTCCACGTTCTCGTGGTACGGCTTTGGCACCCGGTGCAGGAAGGCTTCCTGGGTGTCGTTCTCCATCACGTCGAAATAGTCGTGCTCACCCATCTTGCCGCGGGTCTGCTCGACCGGATCGTGCTGGCACTTCGTCACCATGCGCCTAGTTTCCTGTATTGGGCATGTGCGGCTTCCTCGGCATCAATACGGTCGCGGAAGTAGGAGCAGATGGCGCCGTTGCGCATCTTCTCCTTGCAGCGCCCGCAGATCGCCTGATCGCAGCAGCCGCACCGCTCCGCCACCGCAGAGGCCGGAAGGGGTTTTTTGGTAACGCTGTGGCACATGAACACGGTCTTTCCGCAATGACGGCAGACCAGCAGGTCGGCTTCGTAGGCCGGCCGATCGGAGCCGTTATTGCTGCAGATCGTCCAGCCGGCGATCATTCAACCACGTATTCCTGTACCACTGCGGTCGCCGCATACGTCGTGGACTTGGCCCGCGCGGCAATGCCCTTGAGGTTCACCGCGGGGATGATCAGCGGCGTCAGCCGGAAATCGGCGTACTGGATGCGCTGCGACTGCCGCTGGTTGGTGGCGAAGGCCAGAAGAGACGAATTTGCCGTGATTGTCCCCTCGGCGGTGGCATTGACACCATAGACCAGCAGCGCCGCGGCATCGGAGCCGTCCGGTGTGGGCTGCGGAACGACGGCAACGACCGTTCCGGCCGCGGTCTGCACCGACCAGTCCCAGACGATCTGGCAATCGGTGGCGTTGGCAACACCGTCAGCGCCGACAACGACCTCATCAATCCAGCCGCGGCGCAGCGTGGTCGCGCCGGTGGCGGCGGTCGCCACCACCTCCGTCTTGTAGGTCGTGGTCAAGCTGATCGGAGAAGCCGCATTCTGGTTGGACACTGCATAGCGCGCCATGTTGAGCTCCTATGTTGCGCTGCGTTGTGCGCCTCATGGCGCCTTGGAGAAAAGAGCCGGCTATTATCAATCGCAGCCGGCCAAGTGGGGCGGCAGTCGGAGTTGCCGCCAGATCGGCCGTGTCACAGGGAGGATTGGACTACGGCGCGAGAAGGAGTGGGCAGCAGGGCCGTGGTGAGCGGGGGCTGTGGCAGCCCTGCTGCCCTATTGCCGGGGGAGGGTGTCTGCTTGAGGCAGAACCCCGGCAAACGACGCAACGCCCACTGCTACTTGCCGGCCACTGTGAGCGTTGACGTATTGCCTACGCCACAAGTGGCAACCAAAATCCTGACCCAGCGAAACGCCAGCGGCGATACCGCCGTCGTCGCCCCAACCGTGCTGCTGTTGTAGTTTTTCACCTGCGTCGCCGCCGCGGTAATCGTGTCTATGGCGATGAAGTTGATGTTGTCCGAGCTGCCGCTCACCGTCAGCGCCGCCGTCCCCGCCGAGCACACCGAGACAATCGCCAGTGCATTGACAATCCCGCGCATGTCGTAAGTGAGGGTCACCGCCGTATTGAGCGCCGATACTTGGCGATCCCGCAGCAGGATCGTGGGATTGATTGCATTTTCCACGCTTCCGGGAGCCACTTCCATGAAGTATTGCGCGCGGGCTGGCAGAGCGGCTAACCCACAGCAGCCTAGAACCAGCCCTACGGCAGCCGCGATAGAGAGAATGCGCTTCATGGAGCGGCCTTCCGTTTCAAATAATCCGAATACGAGTGCACAATCCCCTCCGGGGCACAAACCAGCATTTGCATCCACATATGCTTTCTGAGCAGTTCATCCGGCTCTGCCGATATGAACTTGACCAGAGCGTCTATCTTCTCCAATGACTTGCCCATCTCCTTGGCATAGATCATGGCTTCTTCTTCCCCCGCATGCTCTTCTTCAGCACGGTCTTGGCAACCGCACCGGGCTTGGAACCACCGCCCCAGCCCTTGCGCGGCTCATAGGTCTTGGCCATTGACCGTATGACCTTGCGGGAGGCTTTCATGCCGGCCCCGCCTCGGCATGCTCGATCTCCCGCAGCACCGCCCCGAAGGTCGTCTTGTCCTTGCCGTTGACCGCCCGGCAGGCAAACATGTTGAGGTTGTTCAACATGACCGGATCGTCCATCGTCCGCCAGCGCATGCCGATCGAGGTGAGATACTGCCCCACCGCGCAGCCGTCGCAGTGGGAATAGCAGAACGTCGCGTCCGGATCCTGCCGCTCGAGCCACACCCGAAAGCCGGCGACAGACGGTCTTCCCCACTTCGGATCGTACAGCATTACTTGTGCCTCCCACCACCGCCGGCCCTGCGCGTCGCCGGGCTGCCGCTCTGCGGGAACTGCCCAGGGTTCCAGTCCAGAACCGGCTTCCCCGCCGTCCGCTGCGTTGACCTTGCCGCCACCACAGAAGTCGGCGTTGACAGCGGGTCGTTGTATGAAACCGTGGGCTTTATCCCCTCATACTGGTCGCACGGCGCCATCTTCCACACCCGCCCCGCATGATGCGGCACGCTGCCCGCATATTTCTCTGCCATGATTGCCTCCTAGTGTCCGACCGCAGCCATCACCGACCCGCCATGAGCCGTAACCGGCCCCGGCTTGTTCGCCTCCGCAAACGCCTTGTCAGCCGCAGCCTTCGCCGCCACCGCATCCGCCTTGCGCTTCTCCAGCACCGGCTTCCGCCCCGCCACCAGCAGGTCATTGACAGCCTTCGCGGTCATGAACTTTTCTGTCTTGCCCTCCTCCTCTGGCTGGCAAATCACATGAATTTTGCCAGTGAGCGGGTCGCGCATCCGCAACCGCAAGCCGAACGTGTCCTTCTCAAACGCCACTGACGGGCTATCACGTTCCAGCTCGGCCATCTCCATTTCCGCCGCCACGTCAGCATCCGGTACGGCAGGCGCTTTGTCCTTGTCTGTTCCGATGTACGGAACCACCACGACCGGCGGATGCATCAAATCCGCCTTCCGCTTCGCCTTCATCATCCCAACTTCCATGATCAGCCGATCAACGTCCTGCTCCGTGTAGGCCATGGCCTAAACCTCCTATGTGTTTGCCCTTTAGATGTTAATTCGCCACTCTGACGTATTGGTCTTGATAAGCTGAGTTCCTACGCCGCCAGCACTCTGAGCCTGAACATAAATAGCGACCGTAATAGTGCTTCCGTCGAGCCCCTTAAGAGTGGCTCCCCCAGGAAGGTAGAGGCGGCACTGATTGCTGACTGGCCTCAGCTCGACCTCATTACCGATGTCCATGTCCGGCATCAAAACTCCATCGGGTCCGCCAGAGCCGGTAACAAAGATCAGCGTTTTCCCGACATTGATAGTAATAACTGTTGCGCTCGCCGCATCCGTTCCGGCCGACGTAACAGATTGAATGTCAAAGCCGACTTTCGGGTGGTAGATTGTCATTCCCAACCCCTAGAGTTTATATTCACACTGTCCAACATGGCCAACTCGTACCGATGGATCGAGCACTATCTTGAACCCGGCTTCGCGCGCAATCCGACAAAAGAAATGATCTTCGCCCTCAAATTCCCCATCGTGAATCGGCGTCATGTACAGAGCGGGAACCCTATCGTCATTCGCCATGAACGCGCCGCATGACTGCGACAAAACCTCGATCACCTCGCGTTTGACTGCCATAAACCCCGTTCCCGCATAGTCAACCTCGATGGGACCGGATAGCGCCTCCAAACTTGCCAGCCGCTTGCCACCCTTCCACATATTGATGAGCCGCTTTTCCGCTCGCGTGGGAGCGGCACCGACGCCTATGTCAGCATCGAGACGGTATATTTTGGCAAAATCGTCCGGCTCAAAACGAATGTCGGAGTCTATCCAGAACAGATAATTGCATTTCCCATCAAGAAATTTTTGCACCAATAAGTTTCTTGCAATGCTTATTATGCTGCAACCCTGATGGATTGCCCACTCGTGCTCTATGCCCGCTTGCACTAACTCTTTCGT